ATAATTAACTTTTTTTTTATTAATTATTTTATTATATAAACTATAAAATAATATAATTAACTTTTTTTGCATGAGATGGGATTCGAACCCACGAAGCAATATGCACATGAACTTAAGTCATGCCCCTTTGACCGCTCGGGAACTCATACATTCGGGTATTACCCCTTTATTTTATTTACTTATACTTTTTTTGTCTTCTTTTTTTTATCTACTACTTCAACAACATTAGGTGGAGTATCAACAATAGTAGGTGATACAACTTCATTAATAACATCAATAATATTATTAGGTATAACTACTTTGACTTTTTTAACCTTTACTTTTTTAACTGGTTCAGTCACTTCTGGTTTAACTGAATCAGTCACCTCAGGTTTAACTAAATCAGATACCTCAGATTTAACTGGTTCAGTCACCTTAAGTTTAACTGGTTTAGTCACTTCAGGTTTTACCTCTACAACTACAGGAGTTGGTTCGGGTTCTGGTGTAACTAATAAAGTAGATTTATCTTTAAGTAATTTTTTACGGTCATAATATTCTTTAGCTTTTTTACGTTTGTATTCTAAAAAGGCTGGGTCGTCTGACACCTTCTTTTTATAGTATTCTTTACGCTGAGTATTAATCTTCTCTTTGTTTAGTTCTCTATATTTTAGAGTTGCCTTTTTTTGTGCTGGTGTATAACTTGAATATACTTTTACAACATCATCAATAATAGTTTTAAGTTCACTAACTTCTTCGGGTTTAAGATTATCCATTATATATATAATAAATTAAATCTTTAAATACTTATATATATATTATTTATTCATTACCTTAATATCACATGGAACTCTAAACGCGTCAATACCACCTTTAGTATCCTCTGTAGTAATGACGTCAATCTCTTTACGTAATGACGGGTCTTCAGACCTAAAAAAGTGTTTAAGAATATACTCGTTCTTTTTAAAATCAACAGATGTATTTAGGTCATCAAACATATCTAAGAATATAGTTACATCATCGTATAAAGAACCACTTCTATATTGTGATGCATTAATAAAATGACCTAATGCAAGACAATACCATCCACAAGCATTATTCATTAATGATTGTACGTCCTTCTTTGTATTAGGTAGTCCTTGTTTGCCTGTTGTATCTTTTACTACCTTTTTTACACATTCGGGTGCTGGTTGTCCGTAAGGATCAAACCATATAGATTCTACTTTATCATTAGGGTATTTATTAAGTTGTAAAAAACACCAATGTGTTCCATCATTAGGATTGCCTTCTTCATCTAATGAATCTTCTAAATTAACTATATACGATTTATTATATTCTAAAGGAGTAGTAAGTTCATCTTTAAAAACTACGTCTTTTAATGGGATACGCATTTTTTTGGCGAGTTGGAATATCTGAGAATCTGATAACGACATTTATTAATAATATATATATAATACTCTTTATATAATTTTATACATATAGTCCAGAACCTACAGAAGACCCGCCGTCATTAAAGTGTTGGTATTGTGGTGGTAAAAAGAATTGCATTTGCCAGTTAGCACTAAATGGTTGTGAGATACATGCTGGAGGACAATAAGAACTTAATAATCTTCCTTTTTGTTGTACGCTTGAACGTTCAATAGCACCACCAATCATTCTTGAACGCGGTTGTAAATCCCCTGACATATCTACTTTAGGCGATAATGCATGACGAGAATCAATACCTAACTTAGCTAGTCGTGCACTCTCTTTACTTGCGATAGCGTTATCCATCCCAGCACGGGACATATAACCATAATTAGTTCCTAAATGTCTATTAAGTTCATTAGATAATTTTACATGAGAACCATGACCGCGTAGTCCTGAACCTTGAACCATCTCTTCATCTTCTTCTTCTTCTACAGGGTTTTGCATTAGTTCATTTGATTTGTGCTTCTCAGGTGATAATGCTTGTTTATTCTGTTGTAGTTCTTCAGGCTTTAAACTTAGTTCTACGCCTTTATTTTTACCAAAAGCACGTGTGACAATATTATATGTCTCAGGATGAACTAATAAATTAAATCCTGTTCCTTGTTTAACACGGACTTTATGACCGCGTTTTAATTTACGTAATTGATGTGGACTTGCGTCGATTGAGATTTGATGCATATTATCTTTATATAATATTATCTTTTTAAATGTATTATTTATTTATTAAGAATAGACTTAATAATTAAATAATATAGTTTGTGATATTTAGACCCGAGCACCAGTAAGTGCGTCAATACTAATCTCAATTCCATATTCAACAAAAACAAAGTAGTCCATGGTTTTAGAAGAAGTGTTAGTTCCAATAACTTGAATGGATTTAGGTACTGACATCTCAACAGGAAGCATGCGTTCAACATTAACATAGTAATAGCAATATTCCATATCAAAGCCTAACCTATCAATTAAACCAGATGTTAAACCATCAGTTAGACCGCCATTGACAGCATTCTGACCGTAAAGTTGGTTATTAAACTCTTCAAATGCATACTTCTGTAAGTTATAAATTGCGTTCTGACCAGATACTTGAATATTAAAGTTGGTAATATGCGATAGAGGTGAAGTGCATCCGCATCCTGCTGGGTCGAATGGCGACTGCCATACTTGCATACCTGCAGGAAGACCAGTGTTTGTAGTATTTGTAACTCCGAGCATAGCATTTGTAGTAACCGTAGAAGTAGAACTACCTGATGCATTGAAGAAGGGAATTAATAATACAGATTTAATATTAGCAATACCGTTAGTAATTAAATTGTTAAATGTTCCACCTGATTGAACGTTTAATACTTGGTATTGGTAAATATCAGTATATTTAATTTGTTTAACTGGTGATGATAAATAAGCCTGTTCGAACACTGGATTAAAACTATATGACGGGATATATAAGTAGATGGACTTAGCGTTAGGAGAATCGGTTAAAGTAATACCACTTAATGAAGTAATAGATTGGTCTAAACATTTAGCACCAACAGATAAATTCATAATTAATGTCTGTTGCATTGAGAAGCTAGCAGTATTTGCTGGGTATGCAGCAGGAGTAAAACCAATGGTTGCAGAACCATTTTGCGGGAATCCAGATGCACACATTAATGGATTTACACCTCCTAAAGCATTAGTTACAGAACTTACTGCTAGACCTGTAGTAAAAGCAGGTGATGCTTGTCCTACAGTAGTAGCAGTAGCACCAGTAGCGACAGCCATAGCATGTTTAATAGTTGATGATGTATTATTTAAATTGAGTGTAAGCTTCATAAATACTCCCTTAAGTAAAGGACACATATTAAAGAATGAATGAAGATGTTTAAGATAAATAGTGGCAGTGACTGCCATTTGAATTACTCCTCGTTGTGTGATAGGCGGATATACTCCACCTCCGTTAGTATATGCTTGTCCTGACACAATAGTAGATGTACCATCAATACGATTGTAAATATATGACTTCCAAAGATTTTGGCAATTTTGTGTAGTAATTAATGATGAATAGTTATATAAAGATGTACCATATTGTAAGTATGCTCCAGTACTTATGCTTTGTACTGGAATAGCACCTAATGGTGCTTGTGTATCAAAATTAATATATTCCTGACGACGAACTAAACCTTCATTACCTTCACCAGTACTAAAATTATTAGCACCACCTTTAGTACCAAAAATTTGGAAGTTTGAGTTATTAACTGTTCCATTACCAGATAAAAAATCCTGTACTCCTAATGCAGATACTTGCGTACCTAAAGCAGACCCTGCACCACTATTTAAAAAAAATCCAAATGATTTAGGATCGTCAGGATAAAATCCAATGGTTGCTCCTTGAGATAACACATCCTGCATAGATAAAGAAGTTAAAAGTTTAAATGAGTTCCACATATTAACATAAGGAGTCTGTTGAACTATAGTAGTTCCGTTGTAATCCAACGTCAAAGAATGAACGATATTACCAAACCAATTTTTTAAACCCATCATATTAACTGCACTATAAGCCATTGATTGTGCAGATGAACCTGTAGTTAATGTAGTTGTATTTTGACCAGCACTTAATGTTGTAACAGATGGTGTTGCAGCAATTGCAGCAGCAACTGCATTATCAATACTACTTTGAGCTAGTGTTAAAGTAAGTGGACATAATAAATATGCTTCACGATACGACATATATTTATTACTATTTGATAACTGAGAAGTATCGATAATAGATTGATTGTTACTATAGTTTTGATTTTGGTTATCTAAAATATTTAACCAGTCTTTACGCACAAAGACGGCTGGAGTGCCCTCCACTTCCTGAGATAAATCGAATACGAGTTTGTCTGACATATTATTAATAATAATATGTGATACATTCTTT